TGGTGCTAAACCATACTCTTGAGTAAAGAATACTGAAGCCTGGTTAAAATTATTATATAGATTAGAAATACCAGGTACTAATCCAAGTTGAATGTTATCTGGGTTAGGTATAATTGTATTATCAGCAGCATTAGCTACTCCTGCTCCAAATTCTAATTGTAATGTATTATTAGATAAGAAACGTGATACATAGCGACGAGGTACTCGTCTTAAATTAATTAAATAAGGAACACCATCACTTCCTGAATTTGGATTTTCAACTTTATCAAATACTGTAGATTGGGCTAAATAAGGTACTTCATACCAACTATTACCCTGAGTATCTGTTGCATCTAATATTTGTAATATGTTTGTATCTGTAATAGTATCTATTGAAAATTTTTCTGGCGTAGAAAATGTTAAAGTAGTAGATTTAATTTCTGCGGAAATAGCAGTAACTTGTTTTTTTAGGAGAAAATAATTATTATCCACAAAAGTAATTTCCATACTTCCTGTATCTCTAAAATCTATTTTTTCTGTAGTAATAAATTTAGTACTATTAGTAGCAGAAGTTAATTGTGTATTTTCAGGTATAATTAAGGCATATGTATAATCAGGTACTAAATTACCACCTGAACCAGAAGTAGGAATTAGTTGGAATATATCAACAATAGCGTTTGAAGCATAAGATACTTTTGGGCGATACCCTAGCATATATGATAAAGCATATAAATTTTCTTTCTCTTTAGCATATAATAAAAAATTTTCTTGAACCTGAGTATCAATGTAAAATGACGATACATCACCAACATATGAAGCTAATTCAATAAATAAATTACCAGGTGTTGCTTCAGTAAAGTCGTTATAAACTGTTGGAAAATAAGTTTTAGCATAATTTATTAAATTAGCCTTAAACTCAGGAAACGTTTTATTTAAATATGATATACTATTATCTGCCATTTTATAAGAATTGTACTGTAATTTGATCAGAAGTGCCTGATGTTCTTAATTTATAATTAACTGTAACCGATACAGCATTATTGTCAGGTGTATTAATATCTACCACTACATCTCTTATTTGTACTTCAGGTACAAATATTTCTACATTAGTATTAATTAAGTCAGTAATAGTATCTATTATATTTTCATTTATACCTTCAAATAAAGCTGTTCCTAAATCAGCACCAAACTCTGGGTTAAATACTCTTTCACCTTTATTAGTAAGTAAAAGATTAAGTAAATTAGATTTAATTTGAGTTTGTGTACTATATGTACTATTAAATGGACCTGATGGACCATTAAAAGGTAAAGATACCCCAATAGCAATGTTTCCTTGCAAATCTAGTGGATTAACACGTATTGTTTGAGGTATTGGCATATTATCCTAAATTTCTTAATCCTGATTTATCCTGTGGAGTCATATTTGCAGCGGCGTCACTAATAAATGCTAAATAAGGGTTTACTTTATCACCTGTTGATGGATCAACAGCATCGATTACTTTTAAATCATTGCGGTGTGGTTGTTGAAATCCAAATTCAGCACCCATTTTAGCTATTAGTGAGCTACGTACATCTCCAGATAATGGAGCTATATCAGCACTAGTAAAACTCATTGTTCTATTTTCGTTCAATGGTTGTTTGTTGTGTTTAGCTAATGCTTCTTCAATTAAATCAGGCAATTCTTCATAAATAGCCTCAGTTACTGCTTCTTTAATTAATTTTTTAAATACTTTGATGTTCATATATATAAATATTTTAACCTTGTAAGTTTTGTTGATCTATTACTAATTTTAATTGCTCTATTAAATCATTTGGGTCCAATGTAAAGGATAAATCACTTTTTAATTGTTCAATGTTTTGTTTATTAATAGCTACTGCATAGTGGCGTTTATTACCTTGTACAACAAATCTAGGATTATTTTCCTCACGTAAAGCAAATTTAAATCCTTTATATGGAGGATAATCAGTTCCAAATCTAACTGGGACTGGTGGTAATTTGGATTCAAGTTCACCATTTATTGGTAATAACTGTGCTTTAAGTTCTTCTAATATTTGGATAGCTTTTTCTAAACTAACTATTACTGTTGGTAATAATGCACTCAGTGCAAGTACTATTTTATTTGCTTTTTCTAATAATACCATTATTCTAGTAATAACATTTACTGGGATACCAATACCAGGAGGTACGGATGTTGGAACAGGAATAGCAGATAAAATTGAAACTATTGTACTAAATATAGTTATATAAAGTGTTATTCTTTGGATTTGTTCATTAATTTTAATAATTTTATCTTCATTACTTTGTATTACTCTTATAGCATTATCTCTAACAACTTTAGCATTTTCTAATTGAGTTGGATTGTTTGATTCATTAGCAGCTGTTATAATAACATTAGTTTCATCTACTAATTGTTGAATTTTATCATTTTGAGAAATAACTTCAGCTATTCGATTTGTTAATAATAAAGATAAAATAGGTACTAATGTTTTTTTAGCATTTTGTAAAATGGCTTTTCTTCTTTGTTTACGAGCAGCTTGTTTTTCTTCTTTAGTTCTTTTTTTAGCTGCTTCTCTTGCTGCTTTACGTTTTTTACGTTTTTCTTTTTGTTTAGCAAAAGGATCAGCTAAATATTTATCAATATCTTTTTGATTTTCTTCTTTTCTTTCTTTTAAATTTTTCTTAGCAGCAGCATAATTTATATCTTCAGCTTTAACAGCAGCATCATATTCTTCATCATTTAATTGGGGTGGAATATCTACTGCTTGGCCATTTATTACTTGTTTAGCAGGTGTATGTAATTTTTCAAGCTGTAAAAGATTTTTTTGATGCTGTATGTCTAATTTAATTCCTTCAGCAATTAAATCTGCTTTTTGTTTATATAATCTACCTATAGTAGAATTTAAAGCAGCATTTGTTCCTGCTGCTATAGCTGCTGCTGTTAATTGATCTCCAAACGCCTGAGGTGGTTGAGCAGCTTTTAAGTTAGCTACTATATCTGGTGATGTTAAAGCAGCTATATTCTGTTGGGATGGTATTTGAGGAGTATCAGCCATTATACTGTAAATACTTTATCTGATTGAATAGTTCCTAATTTATTAATTAAATTACTAACATCATTAAGTAATTGATCAGCTCCATCTTGAACTGCAATAACAGGAATAGCACCATCTGAGCTAACAGCATTAGCATTTGCTAAATAACCTGCTAATCTTCTTAATGTATTACATATTTCCAATAATAAATCATGTGTTTGTCCACCTAATAATACAGGTTCATCTGGTACTGTATTATCTACTTTAGTACCTAATAATATTTTAGAGTTTGGGTTTTTACTTTCTATATTAAGATGAATATAATTACTTGCATTTAAATTAATAATATTATTAGCACTTATCTCAGCATCTGTTTTAGCAAATATTAATACTTCATCCTTTTTAGAGTTTAAAGTAACTCTATCACTATTTAAAATAACTTGAGAATCAATATACTGTCTAGGTTCTAATGAAGAATTAATAGGATTAATTATAGTAGCCCCTGGTATTAAAGGAATAGTTTGAGTAGATGTCATGTAAATAGAAGACATCTCTTTATTTATTTCTTCAATATTAGGAGTTAAAGAGCCTGTATCTGTAGTTATATATCCATTAACTAATATAGTAATAGGATCACCAGATGGTCTTCCATTTCTACTCCATTCACTAACTGTAGAATAGAGAGGAACAGTAGAACCAAATCTAATACCAGCACCTTTTCTTCCTTGAATAATATAATCACCTTCAAAAGGTAATAGAGGTCTTATATCAGCATTTTCAATAAATGTTTTTCCTAATGTAGTTGAAAAAGGAGCATTTTGTTGAGGATTATTCCATACATTAATAGTTCCTATATAATATTTCCTTCCAGCAGCACTACTAAATTGAGATTGAAATGAAGGGCCATCTGTAAGTAAAACTGTTTCTCCAACTAATGGATAATTTTTTAAATTAGGATCTAAAGGAAGAGCAATACTACATTTATTTAAATCTGTGCTATCACCTTGTGTTTTAGATGCTTCATAATCTAAATAAAGTATAGCTCCTATTCCACTCCATCCCCCAACACGTTCAAATTGTTCTCTTGAAGGAGTATTTTCATTTAATATTACTCCAAATACTTTTCCTATTTGAGAAGTGGAGGTATTAGGTAAATTAACAGACAGAAATCCCTGTGAAATAGAAGATTGAAATTGAGATAAACCTGTTCTGATTACCATTACTTATTTTCTATTTGGTGTTGAATAGCCTCAGTTTTTTCAATTAATTTTTGTCCATCTATTTGAATAACACGTTGTTCATCAATCAATTGTTGAATTTCTGATGGGTCAAAGAATGCATCTTGTGATGAACCTGCATTAGCTGTTGCGGCACGTTGCGCAATACCTGCCATTTTAATTAACTGTTCGTTATTTTTTACGTTAACGTCAATTAAATCTTTAACAGTAGGCATAAGCATAACGGCAGAACCTGCGTTAGACGATGCAAGAGGTTTTAAAGTATCAATGAGATCATTGATCTGTTTGTCAGTGTCCTTATTATTTCTATGTATTTGCTTAAAAATATCGGACAATGACGTGCTACCAAATAGGGTAATATCGTCAAAATTAGCCATAAATGCGTTTGATAATAAATATGTATCCTTAAATCTTTATATATCCGTGCTGGTAATATTCATTGTATAGCCTAGTGCGCAATACGTCTAGCTTTTTGGTTACCTTAGTAATTTGAGGAGTAGTAGTATCCGTCATTTCACGGATATAGATGTAAAGTGCCTTTTTATTAAATATTTCTAATGTTTCGCGTTTACGAAATAATTCAACAATAGCATCTGCTGTTTTAGCATCTTGAGTTTTGGGAAATAAAGTGCCAAGATGTTTATCTATATAGCGAATATATTGATCAATAAAGGTATTTGGATCTGATTGTTCCTCAGCCTCACGAACAGTTTCATACATGATATTCTTATCTTCATCTATTTCTTCTACATCAGCACGCTCTTGTAGTTTTTTATAGTTATTATTATTATAGATGATAAGGTAGCGTTTGGCAATAGTACCAAAATAAGAATAAGCTTTACCCTTAGATTGATCATAAAGGTGAAGCTTTTCAAGAAGGAATGTTACAACCTCATGTTTCAATTCCTC